TTCTCAGTACCCATTGCAGATCAATGGTTCCAATAATGGCAAGATCGTATTGGCGGGTTCTGCAAGTCCATACATTCGCTTTCAAGAAAACACCACGAATAAAGCCTACATTCAGTGGAATAGTGGGGGCTTTTTAGATTTGACCAACAGCGAAGACCAGGCTGTCCTTCGCCTCCACGACAACCTTGAATTTACGACAAACGGATCGACCTATAACAAAGTCTGGCACGCTGGGAACGATGGAAGCGGTTCTGGCTTGGATGCAGATTTGCTTGACGGGCTGCACGCCAGCAGCTTCTTGAGATCTGATGCCAACGATCACATGAGCGCCCAGCTGTATGGCGGGTTCGGGGCAACTACCACTACTAACAATTCTACTTACAACGATTGGAATCACTCGACTAACGCTCGATCAGGAGGTGGTCACTACCTGATAAGGTCTAACGATACCAACGGTCCAGATTCAAGCGTAAACAACTACTACCATCCATTCTCTTTCGAGTATAGCTCTAAGAATGGCAACGGCAATTTGACCCAACTCGCCATCCCGTATACTGGCTCAAACATGTTCTTTCGGAGTCGTTACCAAAGCTCCTGGGCAAGTTGGAACCGGATCTGGAACAGCGGGAACGATGGTTCGGGTTCAGGCTTGGACTCAGACACCGTTGACGGAATCCAAGCCAGCAGCTTTCTCAGATCCGACACATCAGACACCGCGTCAGGAGCAATTACCTTTACAGACAGGGTAACAATCGACCATAACACCAGCAATATGCTGCATCTTAAACCCGCGAACGGAGGTCCGTGGGTGATTAATATTGAAAGGGATGATCTTGGTTCTTCAAAAGTTTTCACCAATAACTATGGAAGCAGTTTGGGGTGGGTTTTTGAGCATACGCCCTATGATTATAACGGAGGCAGCACAGGAAAATTTTGGAGCGCAGCAAATGATGGCGCTGGCTCAGGTCTCGATGCAGACTTACTCGACGGATACCAGGGTTCAAACTATATAGGTAAAAACGGCAATACTTATTACCGCCCCAATACTTGGATAGATTTTCGAGATGCTGGAACCGCTGGTCTTTATTGGGGCACGGGAGGCGGTGCAGGATGGCATCTACACCCCTACAACACCACTCATATGAACGTCCGTAGCGGCGACAATGATGTCGGTTTGCGCTTCCAGAAGACTGGGGGAACAGTCAGATTCTTTGTATATGCTAATGATAATGGTCATTACGGGTTTCTTGATGCCACTGGAAATTGGACGTTCAAAATTGACGCCAGTACGGACGTTGCTGATTTTACCCAAACGCCCACCGTCAACGGAACACCAATTGGCGGTGCGTATAACGATTGGGAAGTTCTTCAAAATAGCGGAACTGCCAACTCGGGCAATCAAATTATTGTAAAGGGAACAAATACGGTAACAGTTACACTGCCTGCAAGCCCCTCTGCTGGAAATGTAGTAAAAGTTCACAACGCCAGTTCAAATACCGTAACTATTGCTCGCAATGGTTCAAATATAAATTCAATACCAGGTGTTGACGGTTCTTTAGCCGTTGATGCCAGCACAGAGCTTGTCTATGTAGACAGCACAATCGGATGGAAGGAGGTCTAACATGGCGGTCGCTTTAGGAGCAAAGAAGGGACTCGATTTCAATGATATGACAGCGGGGGCGATTTCTTACAACAACCTCTGGATACACATCAATACTACAGCGTACAGAGATACCTCAAGTACCTTTTGGTCTTACTTAGATAATATCGGAGCTTATACAACTGATTCATATACAACTGCAAATCAGTACTACACCCAAGTCAATATTACAGGTAGAGGTTACTTAGGAAACATCATAACTCCTTGTCTTGGTACAGGTACGGCAACGCTGACGACAAAAGTGACAATTGATGGTAAAGCGATTGAGCGAACTATTGATATTCACGGGACTCTTACAACCGAGAGGTTGATTTTTGGTCCCCCAGGTAGAGCCGTTGCAGACAACACTCAAAATTACGGATACACAATGAGCGGGTATGGGGAGAGGGTATTTAACTCCTCTACTGGCGGTGCTGACGACCATCAAATAGTTCCAGACGGCTGGGGGATGCTTTCTCCAGACTCTATGTTGAATTTAGGTTTACCAGTAATTCCCTTTTATCACAGCCTAAAAGTTGAAATTAAACAAAGCGCAACTGGTCCACAAGGCGGGGCAGTTAACAGCCTGAAAGAAAGGGCGGGTGTCACCTACTTTCGGACGGATTAAATTATGAATATAGAAAATATTACAAACCCCGGTGCAGACGCCGTTGAGGGTGATTGGATTCGCATTACGCGCCCTAATGGAACCTACACCGAAAAGCAATTTCACGAAGTCCCAGAACCTAGTGAAGAAGATATTGCTTATGAGGCTAGAGGGTGGAGAGATGGTGAGCTGGAGGCTACTGATTGGATAGTACCAGTTACTGATCATCCGCAACACTCAAAATACATGGCATACCGGAAGGCTTTGCGCAACTGGCCTGCGGATGCTGAAAATTTTCCCACGAACAAACCCACATTAGGAGTTAGAAATGCCTGACGAAATCGAAGTCGAAATGGAACAAGCGTGTTCCGTGACTCATAGCTACGCAGCACCTGAAGGTGACGCCAGGATCGTAGGTGTGATGTTCACAGACGGAGTGGTAACGCATAACCGCAGCGTGAACGCTGTCTTTACGGACGGTGCCTATGACGCTGACGCGACTGAAGAGCGCGTCTGTGAAGTTGCACGGGGCGTTGAGAACAAAATTGCCTGCGGTGCAATCAGCGAAGCTGCAGAAGAACCTGGACCCGCTGAAGACGAGCCAGCTCCAGAACCAGATGAGGCGGCTTAGACCAACCTGACGGCTTAGTAATGACCTGGATAGCGAACCTTGTTGGAAATCTTGGCGGCAAAGTTGTCGAAGCAGTAGACAACCGCAGCAAGCGCAAGCATGAGAACAAGATGAAAGAAATGGAAATCCAAGAGATGCGTCACAAGAAGCATCTTGAGATGGTGATCCGTGGGCAAGAGATGGATAACAGTTGGGAGCTTGAGCAGATAAAGAACTCTGGCTGGAAAGACGAGTTTGTCCTCCTCCTGTTGAGCATCCCTCTCATCCTTTCTTTTATACCGGGGACGGTTGGTTATGTGGAGGCAGGGTTCGAAGCGTTATCGAAAACGCCGCAGTGGTATCAGTGGCTAATCCTCGCCGTATTTGCAGCAATCTACGGCATTAGAATCTGGAGGCGCAAGTGACAGGCTTCAAGCTTCAAACATTTGGCGGGAAGGCACCAAAAATCTATTCCCGGTTGTTGCCGAATGACATGGCTCAAGTTGCGACTAACACGCGCCTAGATAGTGGCAGGCTTGAACCATGGAAGGGTAACGCCGCTGCCTCGATCACGCCGGCTGATTCTTACAGCATTTCAACGAACACTAAAACGCTCTTCCGATACAGTTCTTCGCTGTGGATAGGGAGTGACAGGGACATTGATTTTGTTCGCTCACCAATCGCTGAAGATCCGCATGAGCGGATTTATGTGACTGGCATAGGCGGGTCCAGTGGTTTTCCTCGAATGACAACAGCAACCATTGCCGGTAATGGCAGCTACTACAGGCTGGGAGTCCCCAGACCCGCATCGTTCGGTTCCGTTTCACTGGGATCGACCTCAAAGACGGATGAAGAGGTTCCGGTATCAAGGTCATACATATTCACTTACGTCAGCTATTACGGAGAAGAGGGTCCACCAAACGAGGCTCTGGTTAGCCAGGTTGTTGACGTTCACTCAGATCAATCGGTGACGGTTGCCTTCCCATCCAATCCTTCTGGCAACTACAACCTGTTGACCAAGCGTCTGTACAGGACCGATACCAACGGCACGTTCAGGCAGGTTGCTGACATACCTCTGGCTAATGGCACCTATACGGATACCAAAGCTGAGTCTGCGCTGGGCGAAGAAGTACCTACCGTAGGATTTGAAGCCCCTCCTGATGATGTGTCTGCAGATCACCCTGATGGTCCCATGATGGGACTGGTGTCGCTACCTAACGGTATCTTTGCTGGGTTCTCAGGACAGACTGTGGCGTTCTCTGTGGCGTTTCAGCCGCATGCCTTTCCTGATGCGTATAAGCTCACGATGAAGAGCGATGTCGTTGCTCTCGCCCCCCTGAATACTGGCTTGCTTGTTCTCACAAAAGAAAAGCCTGCGATGATCCAGGGTCTTGATCCCGAAGCAATGAGCATGACAGAGGTGGATTCCACCCTCTCTTGCGTGGCTAAAAGATCAGTAGTCGATATGGGCGACTTTGTCATGTACGCATCACCAGATGGTTTGGTCATGGCAACGGATAGCGGATTGCGACTAGCAACCGAATCAATTCTTACCCGCGAACAGTGGCAGGATTTGGTTCCTTCCTCGATAGTTGGATTTCACTATGAAGGACACTATCTGGGGTTCTACAACGATGGATCTGAGAGCAAAGGTTTTATCTTTGACCCGCGAGGAGGAAAGGATTCTTACACGAAGCTCGACTTCCACGCGACCGCAGGATTCAACGACCTAGAAAACGACGACCTCTACCTGGTTATTGGCGGATCGGTTTACCGGTTCGCGCAGGGATCTAATCTCAGCTATACATGGCGGACGAAGAAGTTTTACACCCCTAAGCCAATGAACCCAGCTGTAGCGAAAGTTGATTGTGATTCCTACTCGCCCAGCCCTACTTTCAAGATTTACGCGGATGGGGTTCTCAAGCACACAGAGACCGTAACGAGCGACTCAATATTTCATTTGCCTAGCGGATACAAGGCGAACGAATTCGAGGTAGAGCTGTCAGGGTCGGTGCCAATAAACGAAATCTGTGTTTACGAATCAGCTCGGGAAATCAGTGACCAATAGACGGAACAACTTTGCCGTACCGGCTGGCTGGTCTCAGCAAGAGCGCCGTTTCGGGGAGTCAATCAAGCAGAACCTGGATACCCTGCAGGGCAATCGAGGAGACAAGCTGGATCGAGCCGTTACGTTCAGAGATTTGCTCGACGCAAACGTAGTTCGTCTTGCTGACGGCGTTACTAGCTTTGGCGGTGGTGCGGGAGAGGTCACACCAACAGACCCCAATAGCGTCACAGAGACTGATGTACCACCGGCACCAACAAGCTTATCGGCAAGCGGGTCATTGCAAACCATTCACTTGAGTTGGGACTTGGAGGTCTACCGGGGTCACAGCCATGTCGAGATTCATCGTCACACATCTGACGATGTTGCGAATGCGACACTAGTCGCTCAAGTAAGTGGCTATACTGGAGTGTTCGGAGATCCGGTGGGGGCAAACAAAACCTACTACTACTGGGTTAGAGCGGTAAATCATGCTGAGGTTTACGGACCCTTTAACAGCAGCGCAGGAACCGTAGGACAAACATCCCCAGATGTAGACTTTATTCTTAACACGCTAACCGATTCCATAACCAGTAGCCACTTAGCCAATTCTCTTGAAAGCAGGATTGACCTGATCGATGCTACTGCCAGCGTGACAGGGTCAGTTGCCTATCAGGTAGCGCAAGAGGCTACGGCAAGAGCATCGGCAATAGCGACCGAAGCATCTACTAGGGCATCAGCGATTGCTGCAGAGAGCAGTGCTAGAGCCTCTGCGATATCGGCTGAAACCAGCGCCAGAGTGGCAGCAATTAATGCTATCTTCACTGATATACCTATCCACGATTCCACGGCTGATTATTCTGCCGACCAAATAGTTCGGGTATCGAATTCAAACTCAAAGCTGTATATCGCGATCCAGGCAGTCGCTGGAAGCGCAAACATTGCGCTCACCAATACCAGCTATTGGAAACTTTATGGAGATTATGATTCCTTAAAATCATCAACCGATAGCTCTGCTGCCGCGATCACGCAAATAAACACGGTCAGTTCTTCAAGTACATCAGCAGCTGCTCAAGCAATAGACGCGCTGGAAACAACTGTCAATGATTCTTCCAGTGGCGTAGCAGCAACCTCGACCGC